CATTGATACCGCATCAACTTTAAGTGTAAAGTCAACAACAGCATCATCTTCTCCAACGACTACACTTATAGTCTTTGAAGAATAACCAATAAAAGAAGCAGTAATATCATATGTTCCAGCAGGCACATCTTTGATAAGATAACTACCTTCGCCGTTTGAAACTGAACCAAGTTCTGTTCCTACTACTACGACATTAGCTCCTTGAAGTGGTTTTTCACCACCTACGACTCCTGAAATAGATTGAGCAAACAATCCTGTCATCATCATAAGTAGTGTTACTAGATTACGTTTGTTTTTCATAAAACGATCTCCATGTTTGTTATTGTTAAGACGCATTTTTTCACAGGTGCGTCAGCTGCCTGTCCGCTTTTGTTAAGTTTAATTTGCATATTCCTGGTCATCATTGTCGCCTGTTTGAGGAATTATCTCACACGAATCATTGTTACAGAATTTATCTACTTCTGCTTCTTCGTTTTTGATTACACCAAAAGATAACTTACCTAACTTCTTAACTTCTTTATGGTAAGTTTCTTCTTCAATAGCTTCATATGGCATTTGTTGATAAGCACCATAGTCATGCCTCGGTAATAAACTAATACCTTTCAAATGATATTGATAGTAGTTTAGAGCAGGAGCAATTTGACTCTTTTCTGTTTCAGGATCAAATGTAACTGTGCAACTGACTTGGTTATCAGCCCAATGTCTTTGTAAGAAAGCAGCTAAACTGAATTGTTCCCAAATCGAAAGTTCAGCTGCTGTTCTTATCCCCTCACCAACATCAACCGGCACCTCAACAACCATCGTTGTATCTTCTGAACCAAAGGCTGGTTCTAATTTATAATTAGCCTTCTTCAATGGTTCTAATAATTCTGAATGTTTTGATAACCTCATTCTTCTTATATAAAATCTACTTTCGGGATAATGTAAACCCGGAGTAGCACCAGCTAATAGTGATACCGTTCCACTTGGTTTAACCGAAGTAGTTTTGATAGAGTTAGGAACAGCAAACCAATCTGAATACATATCATCCCATTGTTGGATTACATCATATCCACTGTTCAGCCAAGTCTTTAATTCATCTAATCCTCTGTTAGTAATGAACTGAGCAACACCACTTACTGAACATCCTATTCTTCTGTTTCTCAACATAACTCTATTGGTATCACTCCAATGAGTTCTACCTAATGTTACTGTTTTAGCATACAGATAAGCATATTTTAACGTTCTTTGATAATCTTCTAATGAATCGTGATTATCAGGAAATGTTTCAACTAAACAACATAGTTCGTATGATTCTAATGATTGTTCTAAACAAGGATTACCACCCATAACTCTATGGTCTTTGTTATCCCCACCATTTTTCATACGAGAGTATTGTCTCATATTATCCAACCATGCAAATCCAGGCTCGCCATTATCACCAATTCGTTCGGCAGCGGCAGTATAATCCATACCCAATTCTGCGAATATACTATTATTAGATGTCCATCCATATTGTTCTCTATGTGGATTTACTTTGTAATTTTTTAAATCTAAATACTCTTCTGAGTGGGGATCACCGAATACGATTTCTGCTGTTCTTCTAACATTACCAGCTACAACACACTTACCAATTAGATTCATTATGTCTACGATTGTTGTGATTGTAATTGGTTCTCCGCTATTCTTTTCTAATACTTCTCTTATACTCTCATGCACTTCTGCAAGAGGTTCGTGTCCACTGCTGACTCCACCAAAACCTGTTATAGGTTCTCCTGCCTTTCTGACTTTACTATAGTCAAATTTTACAGAAGCAGTTCCGTGAAAATAACTTTCTAACAGAACCTTTAGTGATTCAACCCAACCCTCTCTATCATCAGGCACTTCAAATATAGTAATATCTCTATCTTTATTTACACCTTTAACTACTATCTCACCAGCACCTTTTGTATCAAACCCAACGCCAACACCTAACATACTAGCATCCATAAGGAAACAGAATGGTTTAGCATAATCTTCTTTTATTGTTTTAGTTGATACAAATGCACAATTGTTTAGGGCAGCGTATAAGCCTCGTTCTTCGGTTATGGCTGTTCCCATAGCCCAAAGTCCACGACCAGGTGGCAAGAACTTCATATTGAAGATACGCTCATACATCTCTTGTGCTGATTTTTGAGCTTGCCACGGATTCCACCCTAATTGATGTCCATCAATGTGATTTTTTTGCATAGAGTATGTTCCCTCTACGACTCTTCTTACAGTTTCCCACCATCTTTCATTTTTTCCATCTTCTTTGATTCTTGAGTAGGTTCTCATATAAACCAATTCACCCAAACCATTAAAACCAAACGGAGCTTTTTTTCTTTTGTATTTATTTATAAATGTATCCGTTAATGTAAATTTTTCCATAGTTTTTCCCTTATCTTATTATTTTTTTTTATCTTCCACTATATTAAATATAATATATACAAGATCTTATTTACTCAAATCCGCCCATATCATTATATTTCTGAGATAAAGTTTTTCGCAGATATTCTTCTGAGTTATCCATCTTGCCTTGAGCTACTTTACCACTAACAGTAGAAGCCTCATGCACTTGTATCAAACCTGTATTTGTATTAATGTTAGCTGGAAATGTAATTCCATCTACACCAAACCTATTTTTAATTACGTGAAACCTACCTGTATTTGCAATCTTATCTTCTACTTTACGACTTACAGACATAACAAAGTCAGCAGTCATTACCTTAGAATAATCCTCTGATACTTTACTAGCATCAATCACTTCTTCTTCCAATGAACTACGATTAGCCTGTGATGCTGTCCATACTGGAATATTAAACTCACCAGCCATACCACGAAGATTTTCATATGTCTCACCAGTAGCATGCCTCTTCTCTTTATAGAATGTAGTTGGTTTTAGAATATCAGCATAATCAACTATAACAACATCAGGTTTGATTTCCTGTATTTCCATCTGTTTTAGATGAGCAGCCAAAGTATTTACTGAAGCAGCACGAGTAGGATAATATTTAATTATTAATTTGCCTGTTAATCCATCTATGACTTTTTGAACATCATCTTGATAGAATTTAATATTAGAAGTTGTGACTCCGCTAAATACTGTATCATATCTTAAACCGACATAACTCTCATTTAATTCTAAAGTGTAATGAACAACAGTTTTACCCTGCCTTACCAAATGAGCACCTAATGATTGTAGACACCAACTCTTACCGATACCAGCAGGAGCAACCAAAACACCTAATTCACCACCTGCCAATCCGCCATCCATCACATCTGTTACAGCATCCCACGGAGTTGGCATAGTTTCCCTCACGGATTCATTTAACCTAGCATCTAATGATATGATATAATCGTGACCTAAATCTCTTTCGCTACCAGCCTTCATAGCTTCATCAATTTTGACTTTTATCTCATCATAGTTCTTCTGTTCTAACAAATCTATTGATTCTATGATAGCGCCTTTAAGAACCTGATTCTTACAGAAACCTAAAGTCTCCTGCTTTACAAATTCTAAATCAGTAGCCTCTATATTTCTCCAAGCTTCTTTTAGATTGTCTATAACAGAAACCTTTAAGATATCATCATCCATCTGATTAATTTTTATCTTCAACACTTCTAATGTAGGAGCCTTTCTAAACTCATAAAAGTATTTGCTAATTCTTTTAGTCAACCATTTGTTAGCATCTGAGTCAAAGAATTTAGGTTCTAATATATCGCTAATTGTTTGTATGAATTTATTGTCCGTTAGTAAAGATGATATTATCTTTGATTGAAATGTCGGACCAAATTGATTAAAATTTTCACTCGCCATATAATTCTTTCATTTTCTTTTCTTTAATTTCCATTTGTTTTTTCTTACGATAGCGTTCCCTAGCCTTTGCTTGTAGAACTGCTCTGTTCTTATGGTAGTATTCCATAGACCACCTTCTCTGTGCAGCTTTTCTATCTGCCTCAGAACTATACTTTCTCTTTCTTCCCATACGTTCCCTCAGCCATTTGATTCAACTTAGCAAAACATTGAACTAACCAACTCTCCATATTTGGAAGTGTAGCAAATAATCTATCCTCTATGAATTTCTTCTGAAATTGCATTTTATTTAGTCTATTTATAGGTTCTCTGATTTTATCTAAGATTTTAGTTTTAGCAGAAGTGCTGATATCTACCTCTTCTAGTTGCATCAACCGGTAATTTCTTCTTAATATTTCTTCATTTTCTTTAAGCTTTTCATCTTCTTTAATAATGTCATCTATATTAAGTATCTTATCTTCGAGTAAAAGTGGAATCTTTTTTTGAATAGTTTTCAATCCCCATCCACGAACTCCATTTATGTTATCAGACTTGTCTCCATCTATAGATCTATAGACAGCAAAATTATGTGATGGTATTCCATAGTCCTCTAAAACTTTAGGAGGATCATACATCTTTTTCTTTGTAGGAGACCAAACCGATACTCTATGATTTACTAATTGAAGAAAGTCTTTATCTGTAGACATTAGAACTATCTTTGATGTTTTTAGAATTTGCTTAGTTACATAAGCCATCGTATCATCAGCTTCAATATTCTCAATAGTTATTGTAGTGACAGGCAAATAATCTAAGTAATCAATGACTCTTGTTAATTGCATAATCATTGATTCGTGCTCATCTTCTTTGTTATTAAAATCATAAGAACGATTTAGTCTTTCCGACATATTCCTACCAGCTTTATACTGAGGAAATACTTTCTTTCGACGGTTAGACCCACCTTTACCATCAAATACTATGACAGTTCGGGTAGGTCTGATTGTTCTTATAGCATATCCTATTGACCTTAGAAAACCAACTATTCCCCCAACATGAGCACCGTCATCGTTGAGAGTTGGTATAGCACTAAAACATCTTATAAATGTATTTAAGCCATCTATAATCAATACTTTATCATTAGCAGTTTCTGATGCTGAATCACCACCTTTTTGCTTTATTTCTTCAAGTATAGATAAGTATTTAGCATTAGTCACCTAAAACCTCATTGGTAATCTCTACATCATCAATTCCTAAATCAGCTTTAGTATATTTCAGTATAACCTTATCGCAAATCATTTTGTAACAATGTTCCTTAAACTCCGGATCCTCTAGCTTTTCAGCCCAATCTTTGGATTGAAATTTAATTTCATTACCTTCATGATCTTCCATAGTATACCAAGCACCACCAACTTTTGCAATCTTATGTTCTTTAAGAACGTGTAACCAACTACCTTCATCGTCAACTCCGCTCTCAAAGTATAACGGAAATTCAGCTTTTCGTAATGGAGGACCCAAACGATTTTTGATTACCTGTGCCAGAATAGTCATACCAATTACATTCTTTTTGGTATCTTTTATCTGACCTTTATTCTTTAGTCTTACACGAGTTGATGCGTGAAATGGTAGAGCCTTACCACCTGAAGTAGTATAAGGATCACCGAACATAGCACCTAACTTTACCCTTAACTGGTTAGTAAACACCAAAGCAACTCTTTGTCTACCAATCATTTGAGTAATCTTTCTCATAGCCTTTGATATGATGATAGCCTTTGAAGTAGCCCAACCATCTTTATCAAAGTCAGCATCTAACTCAACCTTAGTTGTAGCAGCAGCCAATGAATCTACTAAGATAGTTACTAACCTATTCTTATCTGATTCTCTTACTTTAGTTACTATTTCTTCTATAGCCTCAAAGATATCCTCAATGGTTTCTAAGTGTAGATACAACATCTTATTCATATCAACACCTATAACACCTAAGAACTCTTCACTTACTGCTGTCTCTGTATCTATGTAAACAGCGACACCATCTTTCTTCTGTGTCTCTGCAAGTAGATGAGCACCAACTAATGATTTACCACTACTTTCCAAACCATTTAGTTCTGTAATCCTACCAACTGCAATACCACCGTTAGGGCGATTTGAAATTGCTAAGTCTAACATTGTTGAACCTGTTGAGATGAACTCTTTGATATCTGTTGGTGTTTCTTGTGCGCCGTCTAAGAAGTATGCAACCTTATAATCTTTGAATTTTTTATTTAAAGAGTCGGCGAGAACTCCAGCTAAATCGTCTTTAACTGACATATATTTCTCCTAATTAAATAGTGGGTGTGTCCGGCTTTGTAAGGGGCGAACCTCTTTTACACACTCGGTTTTATTAGTGTTGGCTTCAACACCCACTACACTTTATTTACTTATTGAATAGATCGTCAAAAGCAGCACTAGCATCTTCAACATTAGAATTTGCTGCGGAAGCTGCTACTACTGATTTAGGAGCCGCTTCTTTCTTAACCTCAGTTGTTTCTGCATCATCAGGATTTAACCAGTTGTTCAGAACACCTGTTAGTTCTTCGTAAGATAGTTCCTGATATAACTCAGTAATATCCTTCTGATTTTCTAACATATTCTCCATCTGTGCCTTATCTTCCACAATAGGTGATTGATTAGGTTTAACACGGATTGAAGTCTTAGGAAAAGAAGCACCACTTTCTTCAGCAGTAATGAACTCAACTGAAATATCACGACCACTAACTGCGTCTGTAATATCACCATAGTCTGGATCTGCGATTACTGAAAGTAATTCTTGATAAACCGTCTTACCAAAACCCCAAAAGCGAACACCTTGTGTTTCTTCACCACGAACGATTACTGGAGCAAAGGTTCTCATCTTAGCTTCCAATTTACGAGCCATCTGATACTCTTCTCTGTTTCCGCTTGTTTTAAGTTTTTGAGCAAACTCTTCAATTGGATCAGGACGACCAAATGTGATTGGTGATAAATAGGTTTTGTTATTCAAACCAAAATGGAAGAACAACTCAATGAACGGATTATCCTTATTATGCTTATATGGCAAAACACGAATAACCTGTTTACCAGGTTGTGGTTTCCAAAGATTTGAAGTCCTATTGTTTGTGGTTTGTAATTGATTAAGACGCTTACGAATAGAATTAATATCCATTATTTACTCTCCTTATTTTATTGTTTATTTGTTATTTGTTAGTTACACTCATCGTAACCATTAATATATATCACATGTAATAGTGAAATACAATTTTATTTTATTTATTTTCCCATTTATTTACATCTATTATAGAATGTATCTTAGTAGGTATTCTGTTAAGTCCCGTATCATTTGTGAGCAATAGACTGTTATAATATTCATCCCACGGAATAGGAAATCTCTTATCCAATACACCACCATTAAGTTCTCTGATAACTTCATTAAGCGCATTAATTGTGTAAAGTGTATTACTTTGTTTTTTTCTATGTAATGAAATGGTATTTGGAATATCTTCGGGATGATTATCAGGATCATACTCAACATTGTATGTGCATATTAATTGAGACATATCATTACCATTTTCAAATACATAAACTTTTCCATAGAGTATATCGTTACAAGCTATGATAATTTCTAGTGTATGATTTAGTGAACTCTTAGGAGTGAATGTGCAAAGTAGTTGAGTTTTCATACTACGCAGGTGCCCATTTTTTAAATGCAGGTTCATCAAATTCAGAATTTTGGAATCTGCCGCCGCCAGCATTAGCACTTCTGCCAGTTGCAGAAAATCCTAAATTAAATTCAAATCTAGGCCAAGCTATTTTATCAACTCCATCCGACTCAGAAATATTTATTTTTCCCTTTTTAATGCTGAAGCTATCATTTCCAAAGTATTGAACTTCTAAATTTCGATTGTATGCTCTATGACTCATAGCTTGATATAAGTAATAACTCTGCATTCTTTTTGTCATCATAGCTTCTATTTCAGGACCCACAGGCAATCCCTGCTCTTTTCTAATTTTCATTATTCCGGCTACAGCAGATTCTATTTGTGAGGGCTTTCCACTTTTTCTGTCATTCATTTTCTTTTCAATATAATCAATATATTCAGAATCTACTCCTAACTCTTTTGCTGATTCTTTTATTTCATTTTGTGTTTTTTCTTGATGTTCTGTTTCTTTTTGGATACTTTCTTTACTTGGTGGACTTTCATTAAAAACATCATCGTTATCGTATATTCCTTCGTGCTTTTTAGAAAGAGCAATTGTCTTTTCCTTAACCTCTTCAGAAGTTAAATTACCTAACTTTTTAAAACCACTTTTTCTTACCTTAGCAGTTAATTGACTAGCACCACCATCACCTTTTTTAACACTAAGACCATCTATAGTAACTATTTTATTTTTTCCCTCTCCACTTTGATTAACAACAAGAACATCTACAGTTTCTAAAGTTGTGCTTTCAGGTAAAAAAGCTGCAGCTCCTGCTTCTGTTCCCTCGCCATCTCCGTGCATAGTTTTTATTGCAGAGTAAAGCTCAGCTATGTTAGCAAAGGATTTTCCTAATTGTTCGTGTTCTGCTAAATCTACCATAGCTTTATCTAATTCTTCTTTCCACTCTTTAGGATTTTCATTTGGATCTTTTTCTGACAAATCTTTTATTCTATTTATAATATCATCTGCAGCAGCATCAACAGGTGGAGGGTTATTAGGACCTTCAGGCACACCAGCAATTGGTCTCCTACCCAATAGTTCTAATTTTTTAGAAACTCCAAGTAATCCTTCTTGTATAATCTGTTTTCTATTTTCAGCTGAGTCTGGATTAACACCACTATCCATATCAATAAATTCTAATTCCCCTTTCTCAATTAGTGAACCATATTCATCTATCTGTGCATTATTTTGCTTTCTCTTCTTTCTTTCCCTATCTGTTTCATTATCTTTTTTTGGCACTCTTGTTAATGTCAATCCTTCTGATAATTTCACGCTTTTGACTTTTCCATCATTATTTCTGCTTACATTTTCTTTTGGTATTTGTTTTATCTTCTTTACTTTACCACCTTTAGAGAATATTTGATTAGGAGTAGTTAGCTTACCAGCGTAAGTAGAAGTTCTTACAGTTCTGATTCCATTTGCTTGCATCCAACTTTGCATAGCTTTACCTTGCTGATTGTCACCAAAGCCGTTCTTACCACCTAACTTATCAGCAGGCATTCCTCTTAACCTATTAAAATTACCTTTTCCATCTTTACCTGGTTCTCTAGCAATATAAATTCTCCACATATTCGGTTTACCTTGACTTGGTTCAACTACAGCAACCCAATTAGATAGATGTTCTTTATCTTCATCAGATACTTCTTTACCTGCCCATATATCTTCTAATGTCTCAGCAGCTCTTAAATGCGCTTTGTGAGTCTCTTCTGATATTTTCTTTCCCTTCATCCCTTTTTCTCTACCCTCGTCATCTATAGGAGATCTTAAATAATCTAATGTGACTTTTTGATTGTCCTTTATACTAGCTTTTTGTCTATCATTTAAAGCTTTTCCATCATCAGTAGTTAAGTCGTCAATAACTTTTTCTGAGGTGGGTTTTGTTTCACCACCACCTTTCTTCGCTTTTTCAATCTCATCTTCGGAAGCATCTTTTGTAATTAAATTGTGCTTCTCTTTATTATAACTTTTAACCGTATATGGTGAACCAGAACCACCAATTTTTGTAACAATATCATCTTCTTTTAAAAGGCTATTCAATAACTCAGCCTTAGCTTCTCTGCTCCAACCGAACTCAGTTAGAACACCTTCTAATAGTATTAACTTAGCATTATTATTTACATCAGGCTTACCGTCACGTGTTCGATAAGACCACTCAGCTATTATCTTATTTAAATCTGTTATCATTCAAAGTTCCTCGTTATATCTTTCATTTCGTGGTAATTAGAGCCTTTAGCTACCTTTACAGGATATCTATCACCCATTTCAATAATACCCTTTACCATTTTAATAAAATCTAACCCATCTTCCATATGAAAATCAAACAAAAATGAGTCATAACTATACAGAACTAATTTACTCTTATAACCTTTAAGTTTAGGTATCAGTTCTGTAAGCATACTCATATTGCTCTCTGTCTCCATCAGCTGAATAAGATAGTTAAATACTTTGTTCTTATTCATATCAGATAGGTTCTTTTTGTATATCCTCTTACTATAAATATCAGATTCTATGAAATTATTCGATTTATAACCCTTCCAAACCTTATCTATATATTTTTGAACCTTTTTAAAAAACGGATTGTTATTTATAACCTCATCAGGTATATGTCCATATAGATACTGAAAAGATAACCCCTTAGCCTCATTGTAATCCACTCCATATAGCTTAGCCATATGTTGATGAACAGAGCCCTTTGGAAATTGATAATCTATCACATCTGCAATCAATCTTAGGTGATAAGCGTCATAGTCCATCTCAATCAGCATACCATCCTTACCATATCTACTTATAAATTTCCTTCTACTACCATCTTTTTTATTGAGAGCAGCAAAGTTCATACCACCGAATCTATTGGATGGGCGGCCTGTAGCAGTATATGGATTGTATTCTGAATACACCATACCATCTGTTGTCTGCAACCCATTACTTTCTATCTTTTGCAAATTCTCCAATACATTGAAGTTATAAGTTCTGAATACATTCTCAGTATGTTTATTGCCCATAAGAGCGCCTAATTTAATTCTATCTACTATTATTCTATTAGCTTCAAGATGTTTCATTATGGGTATTACACAATTTAAATTAGATTTTTTATAATGTGTTCTATAAAAGTATTCATGCGTTGGTGTAATGCTATCTTCAATTATAAGTGGCTGATTAGTTTCTAAATAACTTTGCATCTGAAGGTCACGCACACCTTTTAAGTCTATGAAATGTAGCAGCTTCTTCTTATCATAAGTATAGACATCTTTATCTGTCTGTAACTCTTTAATATAATCAGTATTTAAATTTACCGCATCTGAATGTCTGAAAGGTAGTATGTATTCTTCTAAGCTATCTAAAAATCTTACATAAAATAAACATAACTTACTATCCACAGGATGTTTGCTCTCATCACATTGAACAGAAAGTAATATTGAACTTTCTTCTTTAAATATCTTTTTAAAACCATTCCACTCATCATTTGATTCTACTATTACCAATACAACTTACTCCATATTTCAGTTGTTTTAGGATACACATCAAACATCAGCTCTTTCATAACCTTAGCATATTGTTGTATTTCCCATTGTGATGTTGGTTCATCTCTTAGCTCTATGAAGTTCATGATGGCTTGAAAAGATGCTGTCCAATATACTTCGGTGTATTGGTTTAATGGTAAGATTATTCTTGCCTGTTCTTTAGCCATACCAGCTTTTACCATCTTATCATAAGTCATCCTAACTTTTCTCATCAAATCATTATAAGCGTCATCCATTCTTCTTTGTTGTAGGTCATCTAACACACCCTCTGATGCTTGTTTATTATCATCGGATTGTTTTCTCCAAACTGATGGTTCATAGTAATCCTCAACTGGCACATACCGACCACTTATCTCATTCCAAGCATGATCTTTAGTGGATGAATTAGAAGTAGTTTCTATACCTACAACGTGTTTATACCATTGTCTCATTACGAACTCAGGTGCTTTGATATGGAATTGAACTTGCAAATGTCTGAATGGAGAGTAGTGTTTGTATTTAGCTAAATACCTAACCAACCTTTCATCTGATTTATCGAATGTTTCTTTTCTTTTACCGAATGATACACGAGCTGAATTGACGACTGTTAAATCATTTCCTAATGAATCCACAACCTCAACAAAGCCTTTATCTAAGACTTGACTTTTCATTTATATAACCTTTTATTTGATAATATATATTAAATTAATATACCAAAATGTAAATTAATATCCACCACCGCTTGAACCACCAGACGAGCCTCCGCTTGAACCACCGCCTGAATAACCACCACCGGTTGATTGAGCTGATGTTGTTCGAGTTGATGTTGTTTGTGTTGATGTTGTTTGTTTTGGAATATTAGATTTTGATTTCTTACTTTTGCTAGATTTCTTTTTCTTATCTGATCTGTTTGCAGCAAAAAAATCCAAAGCAGTTAACTCAGACGGATCTTTAAGATTTAACCTATCTCTAACCAGCTCTGCTGGATCTAAATCACTAGTAGCCTTATACATCTGAAATGGACTGAGAAGTTTTGTCAATGATGGTATACTTTCGGATGCTGATTCTATTTGATTCTCATTGAATGTTCTTACTTGATTCTTTGTTCCTGTTATTTTCCATTGGACGGAAGAATAATCATACAAAGGGGAACTCTGAAAATTATCTTTTGATATTTCAAAGACGGGAGATGTAGTATCATTGGTTTTTGTTGCAAAGTATCTAAACATAAATCCTCTTTTATAATCTGTATCAGTAGCGGATGCTCTCGATGGTGAAATTGACAACACTCTCTGTTTATTTAATACATTATATTTTCGGAAATCTGTATTATTTTGTATTCGATTTATAACTTTGCTTTTAGGGCTATGTTCGGTATCCGTCATGTAATATTCACTCAAATCAGTAGTATAGTGAATGTGATAATATACATTAGGCTTCACAACCTTTCCATCTCTATATTCAAATTCATTTTCTTTAGTTTTAAATTCATTACTTTCAACCCTATTA